AACACTGGGAGTGGCAATTCACTTCTCATGGTGGCGATGCTGTCGTCATACATGAGACGCCTCGGGATCAAGTGGGATCTCGTTGACAATGGTGATGATGCATTGATCTTTGTGGAAGAAGAGCATCTTCATTTGTTGGATGGCCTGCGGGACTTCTGTCTGTCTTTGGGCTACCGCCTGAAGCTGGAGGATCCTGTATCTGTTTTCGAACAGATCGAGTTCTGCCAAACTCACCCGGTGTTCGTCAACGGACGGTGGACCATGGTGCGTAAGTACCGTGAAGCCCTGTCCAAGGACGCCACGTGTCTTCACGCCCCTAGTGAAAGGATCGTGAAAGGCTGGGTCAACGCAGTTGGAACAGCCAATCTCGGGCTCACTAAGGGTGTACCGGTCATGCAGGAGGTGGCGATGCTCTATAAGCGACAGGACGGCGAGTTTAAGGGGATCGACATGCGCGCTGGGGGTTTAACCCGGCTGGCTGTTGGTCTTAAGCCTGAGTACTTGCCCGTCAGAGAGGACGCAAGGGTCTCTTTTTGGAGAGCCTTTGGCGCTTGGCCGGCCGAGCAATTAGAGCTAGAAACACACCTCCGCGGGATCGGGGACTTGCAAGCAGTCCCAGTAGTTTGAACAGAAAACAATGTCTAAGAAAATCGCGAAACAATCTGGAGCAAAGGGCGCTCCACTTACTAGAGCTGGCTCTCAGAGACAAGGACAGCCTACACTTAAGTCTCTTCCTAAGGGAAGACTTCTCGTGTCTCACTCTGAGGTGGTCAACCACCTCACGGCCGTATCTTCAGCGAAGGTGTGGTCCAGGAAGCTTACTCCGAAGATTGCTCCGATCCTCGGGAACCTCGCCAGGAACTTCCAATCGTACCAATTCCGCAAGGTGCGTTTCCGTTACGTTCCCCGCCAGGGGGCCACTGCGTCTGGAAATGTTTCTTTCGGAGTTGTGTACACCCATCAATCACCATTCAATCGTGCTGATCAAGACGCATCTAACGATTGGGGCAATTTGGCCGATGAGGTCAAGAGCCTCGTTGGATCCGTCTCT